CTCTCTCCGAAGAGGAGAACAATGTAGTTCGTTATGTAAAACAAGCTGATTTAGATATACAAAGTAGGTGGTTTAACTGGGATTTTCTATGGACCGAGGCGACACTTACACCTTCCGTTGGTGTTTCTACACTAACATCACCATCTAATTTAGGTAATTGGAAATTAGACTCTTTTGTTTTTAGCAAAGGAACTGATGATTATCAAGAGTTAGAGTATATGGTATGGGATGATTACAGCCTAGAATATAAATTAGGCGTGGTTGCCTCTTCAACCCCAGAAGTTTTTTCTATTAAACCTGATAATGTCATAGATGTATATCCTACACCCGATGCTGTAACAGCAATATCAGCTTCATACTGGAAGTCTCCAACTGAGTTGTCAGCTGATTCTAGTGAATCACCGATACCGTCTAGATTCCACAAGATAATAACCTCTAGAGCTAAAATATATTATGCTGAGAACGAGGACGCCCCTGAAATTTTATCAGGTGCTTTAGCGGAATTTGAGGATTTGCTAGACAAGCTTGAGGCTGATCAGTTACCGGGGCAAAAGAATAGAAGGTTTTCTAAGGCGCAGGATATATCTAATTTTACAGTAGTTCCGCAATGACCAGACTAACTAGAAGAGAGATCAAGCCTTCTGGTTTGAAGTCTAATTATTTTCCTTTCGAGGGTGGGATTAATATGGTCGACCCTGCCTTATCTATGAGGCCTGGCGAGTTAGTTGCTGCTAATAATTTTGAAGTAGACATTCGTGGAAGATATAGAAGGTTAGATGGGTATGAAAGATTTGACGGGCAAACATTACCTTCCGAAATAACATTTTATAGAATTCCTTTTACTATTGGTACTGCTAGAGACTCGGTATTCGACAGTGCTTTTAGTAGTGCTTTTGATCTACAAATTCCTTCAGTTGGCGATTTACTTAAAGGGGGAACTAGTGGCGCTTTATGTTCTGTGCTGCAAGTTAACATTGAAGATGTAACTGGCGATGCGTCAGCTGGATCATTTTCTAATTCAAATGCGGAGGGGTATATATATTTTACAATAGTAAGCGGTACTCTTCAAGACGGGGAAACAATGTATTTTTTAAACAAGAACAGCGCTTTTGGAAGCGCATTTAATGTGGAGTATAAATAATGGGTAGCGCAACACCAACAGCATTAAGAAAAACAAGGGCGGTTTTAACCGGGACTAGTTTTGCTGACAATACTACAGGAGCTATCACCGCCCAAATGGTCAGACAATTTACAGAGTCTGGGATGGGTGGTTTTGCGACAATATATTCACCAGCAGGGACTCCTGCAAGCCAAGCAGTTGCATCAGGAGCAACAGCAACAATAGATTGGAATGCTGATTCAGTTGGTGCCAATGGTCCTGACGATACCGGCACTGTATCATCAACAACCGTGGGATCGGATGCTGATTTTGCAAACGACAGAATCAGAATATACGACAAGGGATGGTTTATGGTCAATCTGGGCGTAAGTTTTGTTCAGACAGGAACTGATACTGTGGTATGGACGTTTAGGATTGCAACTCAGGCTGATGGTGGGTCTGTCACATATCCCGGTTATGATGCTGCTGTTCAAAAAGTAGCAGCAACCCTAGATAATATGGCGTCTGCTTCAGGAATAATTGATACAACTGGACACACTGATTATACAGATGTGTTGGCACAAGTTAAGAACGGACATGGGAGTAACTCTGAAAATTTTCAGATGCATTATGGGCAGTTATCAGTATTTAGGGTTGGATAATGGGTCTTCTTGCCACCTCTCTTTCCTATGGTCCACCAGTAATAAGAGACGCTGATGCGGATGCCTCTCTTGTTAGTGAACTACGAACTGCTATAGAGGATCAAAGAAGCAATATTAATATAGTGCCCGGTGAGGGTAGCGTTTTAGGTGTATGGGTATTTAGTGGTAATGTGTATGCATTTAGAAATAAGTCTGGTGCCGCTACAGCTGGAATGTATAAATCAACATCGACTGGTTGGTCAGAAGTAGATTTAGGAACAGCTTTAAATTTTGATGGGACCACTACAAATGGAGAGTTTGTTGTTGGGTCTGTTGTAACTGGGGCTGCTGGAGCATCAGGTACTGTAGCTGCTGTTTCTTATTCAGGCCTATGGGAAACTGGGGCAAAGGGTGTTGTTGTTTTAACTGGAATAACCGGCACGTTTGTCGATAATGAAGACCTATCATCTCCTACTTTAGCGTTTGATGCTGGCACTGTAGAGATAAAAGAGGATGATGTTATCACTGGTGTTACGTCAGGTAAAACCGCTACAGTTAAAAGTGTTCTTTTGTCTAGCGGTAGTTGGGCTGGGGACGATGCAGTTGGATACCTATCTATAAGTGGGAATACTGGAACATGGACTGATGGTGAGAAAATACAAGTAGGTGGTAATAATAGAGCTGATGTAAATGGAGCATCTCAACCATCTTCTAGAGGTTTAGCAAAGGCTAATGGCACCCAGTACGCACAGACATTGTCTCCTGGAGGTAAGTACGAATTTGTAACTTACAACTTTAAGGGAAATTCTGCGGCTCTATCTATGTACGGTGTGAGTACCGTAGATAATGGGTTTTCTTATGATGGTACTGCCTTTATAAAAATTCAGACTGGTATGGAGACAGATACTCCTCAGCACGTAATAGCCCATAAAAAACATTTATTCTTTTCATTTCCAGGAGCATCCGTTCAACACTCAAGTATAGCTAAGCCACTACAGTGGAGTCCTATTACTGGAGCTGCAGAGATAACATTAGGGGATGAGGTATCTGGGTTTTCAATAGAAGTAAAAGAAGTAATGTCTATTTTTACTAGGAATGATACATACATGTTATATGGAAGTTCTTCGGCAGATTGGAACTTGACTAGATTCCATACTGGAACCGGAGCTATTCCATATACTATGCAGAAAATGGATCAGACTTTCTTTCTAGATGATAGGGGTATAACCTCTATCTTTACCGTGCAGTATTATGGTGACTTCCAATCTTCAGTTGCATCTGGAAAGATTGATCCTTATATACAGAAGAAAAAAGATAATGCAATATTATCTCTTAGGGTTCGTGGTAAAAACCAGTATAGGATATTTTTTGATGATAAAACTGGATTAGCCATGACTTATATGAACAGGCAGAATGTAGGGATAATGCCTTTTACTCTTTCTCATCAATTATCTTGCTGCGCTTCTGGAGAAGATTCGAATGGGTTCGAGGTTTTATATGGTGGGTTTGATGATGGGTATGTTAGACGTATAGATTCTGGGACTAGCTTTGACGGACTTACGGTTGATTCCTTTATAAGAACATCTTATCATAATTACGGCTCCCCGCAAGTTAAGAAAAGATTTAGAGAGATAGGGTTAGAGCTTAATGCAGACACATCTACTACGTTAAGTGTTTATCCCACTTTTGATTATGGTGGAACGTTTAGCCCTCGGTCTAGCCCATCTGCTACAGAGTATAGTGTATCGGTTACTTCTGATGAATGGAATGAAGATGATTTATTTAATTCCTCAACGGGAGTTACCGTTGTTGCTTCCGAAAGAGTTAAGATTAATGGCGTAGGTACAAACATGGGTATGATTATAAAAAATAGTTCTATATATGATAAGCCAATAACACTACAAGGCGTTGTTGTAGATTATTCTACACGAGGAGTTAGGAGATGACTATGCTTAAATTGCCGCAAAATGTCGGACCTACTAGTTTGGCCTATATATCGGAACCTGAAAAGAAACTATTAAAACGAAGAGAGGCAATGAAAGGATTCCCCTCTAAAAAGGAAATCTCTGGTGTTCCTGTATTGGCTGATAGTAGAGCTGCGATTATAGCCCATGCAAAGGGGTTAGGAATTTCAAATGTTCCAGATGCTGGTGTAAGCAAGAGTGAGTGGAGAAAATTTACTCAGAGGCTGAATGCAGAAAAGTCTTTAAGGACAAAAGGCGGTACTCAGAACTTTGTTACGAGCGCTACAGATGCCCAGAAAAAGAGAAGCAGCAATTGGTATTCGACTCCTGCTGGAGCAGCCTATGCTAAATCTTTAAATAAGCCGGTTGGGTTTGGTATAAGAAGTAAACCGAAGCCGAAGCCTACAAAGACGCATAAACCAAATAAGAAACCAAAGAAGAAACCTAAAGAGAAAGTTCCCGTAATAACTAGACCAGGGCCAGACCCAACAGTAGTTACTCCAGCAGCAACCACAATAGCGCCAGTGCAGGATTTTAGTATTAATGTAGGCCCAGGTGAGGCTATAGATACATCTCAACTAGAGAAACCCTTGTTGGAAGAAATAGTTATTTTAGGTCCTAAGTCCGAGGTTTTGGAGGAGCGCCTTAAGAACTTAATAAATACTAATAGCCCTTTATTTAAAGCAGCTACTACCAAAGCATTACAATCAATGAATTCGGTAGGACTTACAAATAGCTCCATAGCTCAAGAAGCTGTTATGTCTGCTATTCTTGGTGTAGCAATTCCAATAGCCCAGCAGGATGCTCAAACATTTTTGACACAAAGAATGGCTAATCAGAATGCTAGCAATGCTTTTAAGGCAGCTCAGAATGCTGCCTACTATGAAGCTTTTATGACAAAGCTTACTGGACAAATCAACCAGACATTACGTCAGCTTGCAGAAAGATCAGCCAACTGGAGGGCTATCCTAGCGGAAAGAGGAGCGATAGCTAGAACAGCGGGAATGAGTACTGAAGCTACTGAGAACGCTCTAAAAACTGTAACACCTACATGGTTTTAATGGAATAATATTATGGCTCAAAAAACTGTTACTACAAAACCAACAAAAAATAAGTGGATAAAGGAAATAAAGTGGCCTGTTATTATTGGAGCAACCTTGCTAGGTGGGATGGGTGCTTATGGTGCCGGTCTTTCTGGAGGAGGGCAAAGCCTGACTAGTAATATAAAGCTAGGAACAAACACTCTTTTGGGAAACCTTTTCGGGGGTGGCACAGTTGCTGCCAAGGCTTCAATGGTTCCAGTACATCATGCAGGTAGTACAGGGGTTATGTCTACCGGAGGATCAGCATTAAAAGCTGCTTCTGGTGGTGGGATAGGTGGGTTTTTTGGTAATCTATTAGGAGGAATGTTCGGTGGCGAGGGAGGAACAGGGATAAGCCTTGGTAATATAATTAGTGGGATTGGTGGGTACTTTGGCTCTAAAGCAAACTATGAATTAAGCGAGAGAGCTTTAGACCTTAAAGAACAGTTTGGGTATGAAGATGTACGACTAAAGGAAGAAGAGCTTGCCCTTCAAACAATGAAAGCAGAGGCTGCTATAGCTGCAGAAAAAAGACAGACAGCAATAGGCTCTACTTTTATGGGCCACACTAACCCAATAGCAGCTGCAGCTGAAGGACTGACAGGAGTGGAGCAAGGATTGCAGGTTGCTGATACATGGGTAACTCCAGAAGTTAGAAAGAAAGCGGGAGGCGCTCTAGGTGGGCCGCAACAAGGATTAATAACTCAAGCAAAACAGAGGCAAGTATCATGAAACAGCCAGCAAGATCATTTCCAATACCGCCGTCTGTTCCACAAGAGGCAGAAGGAGAGCAGGTTGTTATTGATGGCGATATGGAACAAAGCCCTTTTCCAGAAGCTAGTCCAGAAGAGGCTCAAATGGCAGACTCTATCACATCTGAAATATATATGTACATTTATAGGGATGGTTGGGATGAGATTATTGAAGAACTTAAAGGCTCAAAAGACAATCTAGCCGAGGCTGTAGGGGACATGGCTGGCAATTTGCTAAGCAATGAGATGTTGATGGCAGAAGAAGAGGGTGCGGAAATTTCTAGAGAAATGTACCTTGACATGCAGTCTGGCGTGGTTCATCAATTAACAGAAGTTGTAGCGGAGAAGGATATAAGAAAGTTTA